TGGGTTGATTTCATCACTCTAAGGTTGGGGCAACGGATCTTGTGCCTGTTTAGCCTTGTATTTTAGGCCTTTACCTTTCGGTGGGGTTTCCGTGGATTGGACGGATTGTGCTTCAGAAACTCCTTTAGTCTCTGGTTTCTTTCTTCTTCTCGTTCTTTTCGGGCGGTTTGAATCCAGTGAGGAGTTTGAGGCCGCGGTCTCGGCAGAGTCAACAGTGGACGGGGTGCTGGGTCCGGAATTATCAGGTTTGGACGTGAGCACATCTCCATCAATAACGATGTCAACTTTTGCTGGAGTGGCGGGCTTGATTTCACAGCATAGAGGTGGTTTAAGCAGTTGGTCGACTGAAAACGCGGTAACCATGAATTTCTCGAACATGACACGGTCAAATTCGGGAAATTGTACATCAAAGTCCGCTTCCATCCAGTTATCTGTGTTTTGGTTGGGATACTGCTCGGAATCTTCAAACTTAGACCACCAAGAGCCGACGCCAAGCAATTTAGTTGGCCGGAAGGTGGAGACAGTGAGGACTCGTCTGCAAAAAGCGCCGATGATAGGGGTATTTGCATCGGAAGAAACATATGACATAGATTTTTCGACAAGCTTCGCTTCAGCTCTAACGCTCGAAGGTAGGTTGCCTGTAGTGTGGAACTTGGCAAGCTGTCTTTTGATGTCACACATAGAGTCAACAGCGCCTTCCCAGACACCTGGCGAATAATAGCGAGCCAAGAAGTTGACCCCACGTTCACCTCTCTGTATAGTACTCGCCTCGAGAATAAGTCCGAGGTTCTTAGCAGCCCATACATGGTTGGAGGTAGGGAGGTCAGCGTCAAGTCCATCATCACCAAAGTGAATTCCGAGGGAATCGAAAGCTGTCTGCGGATCAAGGGGTCGTCCGTGCTGGTCGCGAACATTTCTGTAGGCAAAATAGCTGCAGAAAGCGGCGCGGGTAGTTTGGTCAACACTTGTTCCAGGATGGCCAGAGGCGTGGGCAGAGCCTTGCTCGCCTGAGACTCCGGATTGGAAGGATACATTGTTATCGGTGTTACGTTTGAATAGTTCATTCAATTCCGATCGAAACTCAGGGAAGGCCCTCATGTACAAGGTTCGATCGACTTGGCGCAACGTCCGTTTAATGGTTCCGTCCATTCGAAAATAATCAGAAATATTAACGAATTCGGCGGCAGACTGGCAGATTGTTGTAACTCTATTCGCTAGTTGCTTAGGCGTTTTTCCTGGACCGTACCATGCGAATTGTTTTAAGTGGTTGGACATTGCGAGGGAAAACATGGACCATGCGAGTTTATCCGAGTCATTTATCATAGAAATAATGCGGGGGTCTTTGACATCAGGATATGCTTCACCCTTTAAAAAGAGTTTCAGCCATTCAGCAGGGCTACGGTCGCCAGACAAGCAAGCCTTCATTAGAGACAACACTTGGGCGGGACGCGTTTGTTTTTCCAATACGACATCAATGTCAACTGGATATAGTGTCTTGCCTTGGAGTACAAGGTCAACAAACTCGTTGATACATTGGTCGCGGAATGCCATTGGTTTAGGTTCAGGGGCCTTTAGAGCAGTGAGGCGGCCTTCTATGGCGCGCCGTTCTGACGCTTCGTTCTGCACAGGAACAAATGCGCCATGGACAAGAGGGGACATGAATGCGGATAGTTTCGGTCTTGCTTCTTGATCAAACTTCTTCGGTTCATACTGGTAGGCGCGGACGCCCATCTCGACCGGGTAGACAATAGGATGCTTGGCTGGGATATTGAATCGATAATACTCCGTGAGGACAGCTGCGGCACCACGGGAGTGTGGTGGTAACCATGAGACGACTGTTGGCAACATGATGTTGACAGTAGAAAGCCTTGCCATGGTGGCAACGTGGGCATCATCGACGGCGTCCACAGTAGCACAAGCTAATGTCGATGGTCGGGCAGTTGTGACCTTTGTGCACTTTTTAGTGTGTACAAGAAATCTGATGAAACTCGACCCGTCTCGAGCCTTGACGACTGGATTAAAGCGGGTGAGTTGCTTACCTTCCAAAAGGTATAAAGCAAGATGGGACATAATTCCGGTGAAGCGTTTTATAGGAGAAAGCAAAATGATCTGACGACTGTAACCAACTTGTTTGCGTTCGACAGCATACGTAGTGACACTGTTTGTGAACCCAAATCGGTTAGTTCCTCGAACGATCAATGAGTCGGTGGCATAATCCCACAGGTGATGGTGGTAAGTGCCACCACCAGCGACTATTGTCGTGAGTGATCCATCTTCATTGAAATAGAAGGTGGTGTCATCATGGACTCCAACGGCTTCCTCAGGGACCACAGTGTACAACAGAGTTGGCTTGGCACGTGACGATAGAAGCAGAACCATGTTGATGTAATAATCTACATCACAGATCCACTCCACATCATCAGCATAGCGCGTCATGTTGCGATTCTGGGTATGAGTGTCCTTTGCCCAATACCACTGTCGCGTTCCAGGGATGCCTTTGCGTTGATCAGATTTAGACATCTCCAGACTGAAAATACGGACACCCATATGCAGTGCATAAGCACGGGCGAATGAGGTCGCAGAAGTTCTCAGTGCGGCAGCGGTAGCGTGGGTGTGCCCTTGTACAGGACGCGGCTCCACGACTTCAGTTTGTTCAAACGCGTCTCGTGAGAGGTCTGTCTTAATGACAGGCTCATCACAGAAGCGTTCCAACAAGGAGGAGAGCGAACCACGCAAATCCTCCTTCTTCAACATCTT